TTTTTTGATTATCTAAATAATTTACAATAGAATCCCAACCCTTAAAATAATTATCGGCATTATTATTAAACCCTTGAACTCCTAACATAGCAAACAAACACTTCTCGTCTGCCGTAGCGAAGCTTCTCGTATTATCTGAATTTTGACCTTGACCGTTACCTTTATCCCAAGTTATTAGATTCCTAAATGTGAGTTCTCCTTGTTTTGCGTATGGTTTTAGGATGTTGGTATAAATGTCCATCAATGGCTCATCAATGCCCCAACAGTACCAAGAGCCGTTATCCTTGAGGTGACTGAACTGAAGTGGAATCCATTGCTCGTTAAACTCAAGGAGGTCATCATAGTTAAGGTTGTCGTTTAGAACTCCATCATTCTCCTTCTTCATCCCGTAAGGCGGGTCATTGTGTGCAAGGTCAGCCTTCTGTCCATCCATCAGCCTTGCGACTGCATCGCTATCGGTAGAGTCCCCACATAGCAGACGGTGGTTGCCTATCTCTATTAAGTCCCCTAAGACTATGTCTGTTTTTATTTCGGATGGTGCTTCGTAGTCATCCTCTTCGGCTTCAACCACAGGAGTATTGTCAAAGGGCAGTTCAAGACCCCAATCTTCTAATGCCTCTACATCCCATTGGTTAGCGAGCAAGTCCCAATCCCATTCTCCGAATCCTACGTTGTCTTTGATTATGAACTCCAACTTCTGTGCATCGGTCAGTTGGTCAGCAACAATGATGGGTACTTCCTTCAGTCCTGCCGCAATACACGCCTTTAAGCGCATATTCCCCCCAAGCACTACCATATTGCCATCCACTACGATTGGGCGCAGCTCAAGCATCTGTGGGAACTCCTGTATGGACTTTACAAGCTTCTTGAACTTGTCATCCTTTATGATTCTTGGGTTGGTTGGGTTTGGTATGATTGTACCGATTGCTGCTCTTTGCATAACTAAATAACTCTTTTTGATAGGTGGTGGTTGTGTGTTGCTTGAAGTCGCTCCTTCCATTCTTTAATATCCCCGTATGCAACGTGGCAGGCACGGCATAGTGCCATCAGATTTTCTATGGTATCAGCAATTTTGCTTCCACCCATACCTCTTGACTCTATGTGGTGGATGTCTACGGCTTGGCCTTGACATACCTCGCAGGGGATAAAGTCAGTTGTGGAGTAGCCCATCCCTTTGAGATAGACCTTTGTGTGGTTCTTCACCTTTGGTAAATCCAACAGTCATCAATGAACGTAGCTCGTGGCAATAGTTCATCTACCGCTTGGATTACACCCTGCCAATGTTGATGGTAGTCATCTCCTGCGATGAAGCCTCCCTTCTTTACTTTGGGCAGCCATAGCTTGATGTCCTCCTTTACCGCTTCATAGGTATGGGTTAGGTCTATGAATACCACGTCTAACGATTCGTTGGCAAACTTCTTTGATGCTGCTTTAGATGTTGCTTTGATTACATTGTATTTACGCTCTCCCATATTCTCTAAGAACAGGTCGTAGATGTCTACCTCCGTTGCGAGCTTGTGGGTGGTGGTGAGTTCGTTTGGTGAACCCTTCCAAGAATCAATGATTGTGATGTTTTGGGATGTTGCTTTGTCGCATAGGTAGGCTGATGACTTACCGAGCCAAGCCCCCAACTCTACGAACGTGCCGTCTTCGGGCATATTGGCAAGGAGGTAGTCGTATGCTGCTTGGTGGTTAAACCACCCGTCTATTTGTTTACTCGTTTTCATTTTAGGGCGTTGTAGTAGCAAAGGTACTGCTCTACGCAGATAAGTGTGCCGAGCCTTGCGGCTTCACTTGCAAAGATGCCATCGGCCTCATACACATTTTCAAAGCGCAAGTTGGGCAGGTCGTGGGGCTTAAACATATAACAGGCGGTGTCTATGTTGCCGACTTGTGGTTGGTCGGTAGGGCGCAGCCTACCTATTTGCCCCCACGTTACGATTGAGCAATCAAGTCCGTTTAGGTTGTTCCACTCCTCAAGGAACTTTGGGTGCAGGATATTGTCATCATCCAAATAGTACACCCAATCTTCTTTGGTAAAGGAATCAGCATACAAGTCAAGGAACTCATTGCGTAGGGGGTTACCCATATCCCCCGTGCGTGTAGAGTAGTGTGTGATTGATGCGCTTGTTGCTCCCTTGTAGTTGGTAGAGGCATCCATCATCACCACCCACGTTGCGTACGCAGGGATATGTTGTTTTAACCTTACAAGGTTATGAGGGCGTGAGCAGGGAGTGACTATGTAAAGCATCGTAGTTCGTTTATCTTGTCCATTGTGAAGTCCTGCACAAACTCGTATAACGATTCCGTTAGGTCTGCCACTTGGTTGGGGTTTTCTTTTAGCCTCTTGATTGCTCCCGCCCATTCGCTCGGGTGCTTGATGGCAAGGCAATTATCTTTAGTGATGTATGGTGAATAGGGTTGCGTGTTGCTCACTATTAGAGCGCACTTGCTGAACCCTGCCTCAAGCATCTTCAGGTGCGACTTGCACTTGGCAAACTCTGATGTTGTTAGCGGTACGAGGCTTACATCAAAGAACTCGTAGAGCTTGTGGTAGTGTGTTGGTGGCATCGTTGGCAGCCTATGGCTTGCCTTCATAATATCGGGGTAGCCATCTACCTCTGCCACATACCCTTGATAGCCCTCAAGGTTGATTGTGGACTCTCTTACGTCTGCTGCGTGGTGGTTGCCCCCAATATACCCGAAGCGCACTTCTTCGCTTGGTTCTCTCCCTACCTGCCACGTTGCTACGCTGATTGCATTGGGGATGATTCGGATGTTGGTATTGTACTTCTTGACCTTTGAGGCAAGGTGCTTGTTTGTCACCCATACCTCATCTGCTGCTTTCATAGAGCGCACGATGCGAGTTCTCATCTGCTCAACGTAAAGACCCTGCAAAGGGTGCGTAGGGGGCAAAACCCACCAATCATCATTGTCAACGATTAACTTGATGCCCTCCTTACGGCAGAGCTTTACGAAGTCATCAAACGGCTCAACAGGAAATGCACGGCTTGCAAAGATGTGAGTGACCTTCGGCCACATCTCGGGGTCAATGTCCGTTATCTTCTCAATAAAAAAGACATCTACATCCTTGTGGCATATCAAGGGTGCAAATGTCCTGTGGTGTGATACACCCGAGTTCTGCTTGTGGAAGGCAAGCACAAAGGGTCTAATCATACGCTCGCCTCTTGGTCTTTGAACCATTGCGCCATCGCTTTGCGGTCTAAATATCTTACCCACATCCGAGCAGCTACTGCCCTGCGTTGGGGTTTGAAGGGGTAGGTGCTACGGAGCTGCGCCATAGCAATCCTCATAAACTGATCTTGCATTATTCTTTGGTATTTCAGGTGTTGCAAAAAATGCAACAATTGGTTTGATGTTAAAGTTTGGTGTTCCAATAGTATTCGCATTGGCCGTGCTTGACAGGTACGCCAACAAAGAACGATTGGTACATATCCGTAGGGGCGGTAAAGCGGTAGCACGTTTCTTTGAGGGCGCAGCCCTCGCCCGTGCATTTGGTGATGTCGGTCATAACGTGCCTACTATTGTGTATGAGTCCAAGTCCTCACCCAAGATGAAGAACTGCTTGTACATTTCAATAGCCTCAAGGGTCTTGCGTTCTCCCTCTGCCACGAACTCGGGGCTTACAGAGTAGATGCCTATGTCAAGGCTTGCCTTGTCAATAGCGACAAAGAAAAACTTATCAATCGGCACTCCGAACAATCGGGTGTAGATAAATGCCTGCACATCGTATCCGTACTTCTTTGCAGAATAAGGGAATGCTCGTAGGTCGGTTGTTGTTTTTAAGTCAGCCAAGAATCCATCAGCATAGATGTCAGCCTTCGCCCTAAAGGGCAGGCCGCCAATCATACCAATCTTCGGCACCTCAAACTCGCAGCCTGTGATAAGCCCAAGCACGTTCTCGTTGCGCAGGAGCGCATCAGAGATGCGTTGCGCCTCGTTGTACTCTTTGCGGGTGCATAGGTTGCGCTTGCCCTTTGCATCCTGCCACGCCTTTGCGTTCTTGCTCTGCACCTCAATCACCTCGTAGTCCGCCACCCTGTGCGGCTCAAGAGCCATCAGGTGAACGAGTCTGCCTACCGCAAACGCATCGGAGTCCTCGCTGCCATATTTTGTAACGTAGTGGTACGTCTTGGGTGATGTCAGCAGCAGCTTACAAGCCGAAGATGACAGGGCGTTCTTGCCCAACACTCCGTAGTAAAAGTCATCATCGTGCATCTTCTCAAGGACTGTCTCCATATCCCAAGTGCTGCCATCTAAAAGTTCTATTATTTTCATTTTGTTTCTGTTTTGAATGTTGCTTCATACCATTGGTCAAAGGGAACACGAAGCAGGGCATCGTGGTAGGCAATACGCAAGGTAACCTTCTCAATGGTTTCTATGTCTTTGAGGATTGATTCGGATATGTCTACCGACTTGAGCTCTCGGAGTAGTTGGGATATAGTTTGATATTTCATTTGATTGGTTTTAATTATTCTTCTGACGCTACTTGAGTTGCCCAATTCATCCACTTAATGTAGATGTCATCGGCAAGGCTTGGTATATCCCTGTAAATGGATGTGGTAGGGTATGCGGTGGTGTTGGTATAGCCATCCTCATTGTATGACTCCTCTATGTATGTGATTTGCATCTCGTACTCGTAGAAGTCTGCAACGTGAACGTAGCCAAGCCACTTGGCAAGAATCTCATCGGAGTTCTTGTCATCGGGGTTGTAATCCTCAAGGGCATCCCAATAAGACTGCGGTAGCAGGTCGGCATCTTCAAGCCAAAACTTTAGGTCGTTGTATGTGAATATCATATCCCAAGAAGTTCAAGAGTCCATAGGTATGCCCAAAACGTCAGCGCAAGAGCGCAGAAGTATGCCGTGTTTTTAAGTAGTAGTTTCATTCTGATTGGTATTAAATGTTTGTCAAATATATAACAAATAATTTAATTACCAACAATGCAACAAAAAAAAAGAGGACTACTTGCCCTCTCTGAATTGCGTGTAGCAAACTGCTACTGCTTGGTCTTTGTCTTGGTACTCGCTTCCGATAGCCTCCAAGCAGCGTTGGATGTATTCGGCTTGCTTTTCTCCGCTTTGAACTTTAGGTATTGGCATAGTGTAAAAATAAATTGATTTGATTAAATAGTTGCTCCTTATCTAAGATGCCTTCCTTGCCGTAGTAAACATAAACATAGGGTGCAAACTCCTGCTTGTATCGCTCATTCTTGGCGCGGTGCGCCTCCTTTGCTCGTAGTTGGTAGGGGCTGCCCATTGCTTTGTAAGACTCAGGCTTGATTTGCAAGCCGAGCATCAGGGTTTTGTTGTAGAACATCTCCGCATCAATGCAGTAGTCGTGGTCAATGTTAAAGGTGGTCTTCTTAAAGTTCGCATCGGGGAACGCTGCGTTCAGCTCCTTTACTACAATCAGCTCCTTTTGGTAGCCGTTCCACGTCTGACCGATTACACGATGCCAAATGTATTTTTTAATCTGTTGCTCCTCAACATTCGGTAGCCTGCTCTTTAGTTCTTCATATACAACGGTCAGACCCTCGAAGCCTTGCATCTCCTTGTAGTATTCTTGCCACCCTTCCTGTGTGTTTAGGGTGGTGCTTTCATAATAATCAGAGATTAACCGCATACACTCACCGACATACACCTTGCCAAAGAATTGGTTTATCTGTGAGTTCTTGTTTAGCTCACTAAATAAGGTGTTGGGGATGTCAATAGTATAAAACACTAATAGGCGTTGTAAAGGGTCTCAAGCTCCTGCAACCTACCACGAAGGCAAGAGCCGCAGTTCGTTGGCTTCACCGAATCCTTAAAGACTCGGTTGTAGATTCTATTCACTTCCGTCTGCTCAATAGCGGTGACGGTGTTCCTGCCTCGCATCTTGCCAACAAACTCGTATTCTTCTTTGGTCAAGCATTCAGGCTTCCTGTACCTAAATAGTTTGTTGAGTTTCTCCTTACGGGCATCACAACCGCAGTCCACGCCTGTGGCTTCGCTAAACCAATCTACCGCAGCCTTGATGCCTGTGGCAGTTGTGATTTGCTCAATGGTATCACCCAAGCCGCTTGGCTTCTTTGTACGCTTGGTAGGTGTCTTGGCAGTCTTCTTGGATTCGCTCTCTTGCATTTTTTAGTGTGTTGAATATGGAACGTGCTGATATTTTTGTCTCATCCGCTAAAGTACGGATGCTCA